GTATTCTCACCTCCTTCAGATTCAGTTAGTTTCGTATAGTTTTTTGTAATATGATGTGTATTTAAGTTAGGATCATCAGAAACTTCATACCCTACCTCTAATCGAATCTCATTCCCTGTAAATGCACTTGAAGAGATGAGTTTATCGATGCTTGTTGCAAGATCAAATATACTTTGATAAGAAACAGCTTTAATTTCAATCTTTTGACCTGAAAGATACTCTTCTTTTTCAAAAAATTTAACGTTTGCTTCATCTGAAATCTTTTTTAATAAAGGTTTCACTGTAAAAAGCATATAATTTTTCGTTTGCTTCTCTACATCAGCCATTTCTCCATATAACAAAGCAGTCGGAATACCAAAAGCCATTGCTACTTGATTTAAGAAACCATTCGTTACTTTATTGATTTCCTCCACACTCTGACCAGAATTCCCTCCGCCTGATGTTTCAGCATACTTAAAACCTGGTTGTTGCGGAATAATAGCAACATCTTTTTCACCAATAGCTTTATACATGTTATCAATGAATTCTTGAAGCTTCGCTTGATGTTCTTTACTCTTTGCCGCAAGCATGTCCATGTCAACTGTTCCGCGAATTTGATTCTTACGTTTTTGAGAACTTAATATCCTACCGAATAAATCACCATAATCAGTAAACAAACCATCGATAAGAGGTGATAACTTATCATTCCTGTATCTTAAATGAATGACTTCACTTTGTTTAAAACTTCTCTTAAACTGATAATCTTTTACAGTGACATTTGTAAAAGTATCTTCAAACACAGCATATTCGTTATGTTCAAAGTCATCAGCAATAAGTAGATCACCATCATCCGCTTGGATAATCAAAGCTTCATTATCATAAATAAGTTTGTAAATGAAACTCTCCCAAAAAGTACTGGCTGTCATATTCTTATTTGGTCTAATATTTAATCGGTAATAAAGCTCATCCTTTTCAAATTCTTCACCATTTTTCACTCTGAATTCCGACTGACTTATTGTTCTTCCTAAAAAAGAAATACATGTATCAATCGCTAGTCGCTTCATATGGACTCTATTTGCCTTTTCGATAAACATTTCCACATCAAACATAAATCCTACTTCACTATTTCTTTTAAATACTGCGTCCAACCATCCAATGATTATCACCCCCTTTATTAGAATTTAATACCGTCTAACATAAAGTCGAATTCATCCACAAGGATTTTATCCGCTTGCCATAATGCATGGATAAAGGCTTGGAATCCATCTGTTTTCCTTTTGAATTCGTCTTTTTTCAAATACTCTTTGTTTCCATCTTTTTTGATATGGACGTAAACGTTATTCGTGTACCAACGCATTAAGGGGTTATCTCCAAAGATAATATGGTTATTAGCAAATAGCGTTTCAACTCTTGGAGCTAAAAGTGAATGAATCGCTTTTGGATTACGGATATATAATAATATGAAACCTTCCGCTTCGAGTGCTGTTTTAACCAAATCAAGACGGAATGTATCGGCTACTATTGTATTAACCCCATACAACTCACGCATTTTTACAAACCAGTCTACAATGTGAGAGATATTAATAACCGGCTCATCTAAAATAGTAAGCAATCCTTTTTCTTCCCATTCCTTAATAGGTACTTTTAATTTCACTTTATCCAAAAAGCCTTTCCTTACAAAGGAATGGGATTTCCAAATATAATCTTCACCATACTTAAATAGTAGCCCTACTGCTGCAAAATCTTTGATACTAGCAAAATCGAGCCCGCCCACAGCTATTTTATGCCTTAGATCCGGAATTTCTCGAAGTGTTACTCCATCTTCTTCAAAACCAGTACGCATGATTTCTTCCCATGGGGCTACAGACTTCGTTAAATCTACTTCTGGTAAGTTCATTCTTTTCGTCATAAAGTTTTCTCTGTTAGATGGATCATTTTCAAGGTTTTTATACTGGCGCATAACTTTTTTAAACAAACCTCTAGCATATTGACTCATAGGCTTACTAAACATTGGGTTTGCTTTTTCCCACATATCGGGATTGTCTACTTCTTCAGGATTATCCAACTTACAAATAAAAGGAAACAACCTATCTTCTTTTTCTTTCCCTTTCAGGATATTCATAGCTCGCTCTTTCATTTTGTCAAGATAACCTTCACGAACAAATCCATCTGTGGTAATAAAAAATTCCCTAGAGTTAGGAACTTTACCTAAACCACTAGAGAACACTTCTACAACATCGCTATTTTCATACCTATGTATCTCATCATAAATAACACAACCGTCTCTTAACGAGTCTTTACTTCCTGCATTAGATGTATGAAATTCAAAAGTCGAACGAGTCGCTTTATTTGTTATCAATTGTTTTGTTGATACAAATAACTCATCTAATATTTCATGTTTTTTATTCTTCTCATAAACATCTATAAAAGAAGTTTTAGCCTGCCTTTCTGTATTAGCAACTACCGATACATTATAATGCTCAATACCGTGCAATTCGCTAATAAAGAAGTGTGTCAATGCACTAATCAATCCATTTTTACCAGCACCCCTTGCCATCATCCAAAAATGCTGATCAAAATAAACATCCTCATATTCATCAAACAAAAACACAAATGCTATTAAAAATTTTTGAAAGGAATTTAATTTGAAATGCCACTTTTCTATGAAAGTTACACATTTATGAATTAAATCCATATCGAAATGTAGATCATTACGGGTTAATATATCTTGCTTTAAATAATGAATAAGCATGATTCGTTCTTTATTTAATAATACTGTTCCCGTCTCATATAGTTCTATATATTCACTTACATACTTATGAACAATCATATTAAATCACTTGCCGAATACTTCTTAATTTCTTTTTTATTATTTCCTTCTGGCAACAAATCTGTTAGTTGTTTAATGACCCTTTGATATGATTGATCACGGGTATTATATAATCGGGCAACAGGTCGTTCTCTTTCATACGGCTCTGTTTTATCAGATTGTGAGAACATTTCATAGTCACCATTCTCAGATATATCCATCCACATCTCATTTAATAAAACTCGTAATCTTGCTGCCTGAATAATTAATCCTTCAACCACTTTTAACTTACTGGGTGGGATGTCTTTAAATAATCTTTTTAAACGATTTTTTTCTTTGTTAACTAGTACCTCACGTTCATCAATGTCCGCCATAATATCACCTCGATTCAATCATATTTTCATACTGGGTAGGGGTCCTATACGAAACAGCATAAAAATCTGGAAAAACGACCCCCTCCTCCGGTGCCCCTTAGACGATAAAAAGGTGAAAATAAATAAGGGGGGGTATTAGTTTAAGATTACTAATTGAAGTTTTACCTTCGACAGTATATCTTGGTAATTGTTTTTATATTTAATTGAACAAGCAATATTCTTTGTTATATTATATTTTTTCATAACCTCATACATCTTCATGTGTTCAACCCAGAAGTCATAATATATATTGATAACTGTACGACTATCTAACCTTGGTCTTAATCCATTATCAATAGCATGTTTAACATTCTCTTTAGTTGTTACCCATTCTAAATTCTCCACATGATTATTTAGTTTGTTCCCATCCTTATGGTTTATCTCTGGTTTGTTTTCTGGATTAGAAATAAAACAAAGCCCAACCAATCGGTGGACTTTGTAATGTCTTTTATTTAGTTTAATTCTCAAGTACTTTCCATCATGTAATTCTGGTTTTAATACCCTTTTAGTTCTTCGGTTTCTAATCCTACCATGATTAGATATCTCATAATTATGACCTTCAATTCGCTTCCATGCTTCTAAGATACTCACCACTTCTCATCATTCTCCCATTTGTTTACCTTCTTAATAAACACCCTACCATGCTCCTTGTTATGGCAATCCACACAGACTGTTTCAAGATTGTTTATATCTAATGCAAGATCAGGATGATGTTCGAGTTCTTTTATATGATGGACAACGAGTTGAATCTTCTTACGCTTGGCACTCTCACTGTATTCATTGGTGTCTGTTTGCACTCGACCGTTGCGCTTACATTCCTGGCACTCATAGTTGTCACGCTTCTTTACTTGCTCACGTATACTCTTCCACTCACCACTGTCATAGAACTTACGCTTCTGCTGTTTGGTTTTGTATTCCTTCATTACACATTACACCACCATCTGCACACCACTTACAGCGTAATCTATCCTTTGATTTTGCTATTCGTTCACTATACTGTTCCGTATATCCACATACTTTACATCTAAACTGTACAATCTTTTGTAACCTTTTACTTCTTAATAGGTCGTCAATTAGTTTGTTCATTAAACTTATATCGGCTTCTTTCTTTGCTGCTGGTGTTAAATTATTATGAAATCCCTCTATCACTTCAATTAAGATTGGCAACTTCTCTACATCTACATACTCTTCAATATCATCTACCCCAACCGAATGTAAAAGCGTACTAATTGCAATTGCTTTCTCAAGCTTAGTTAATTGCATCTATCCTCACCCCTTACGCTTAAATCTTTTCTCCATCTGTCTCTTTCTAATAATTCTTTTATTGATGTTTGTTTCAGGTATTCCACGGAATAAAACATAGGTTTCCCGTCATACAGCTTATAATACTTAACATCTATTCCAGCTTTTTTATGCGCTTTTTCAAGAGGTTTAAGGTATTTGATATATGCTTTCTTATCAATGAACATAAGACCAAGCGCAGCAATCTTACCATTTAAAACGCTGTCCAATTACCCTCACCCCTTATCTTCTAATAAACTAGCAATCATTTTATTTAGTACACTTAATGTCGCTTCTCCACACTCTTTCTCTGTTGCACTGTTTACTATCGGTCCGAATTCTTCTTCTAATAGTTGTAAGTCGACATGTTTAGCAAGCACATCCTCACCTACAGCTATAAGGATTGAACTAACAATACCTATCTTCTCAAGTTTAGTTAATTGCATATACCCTCACTCCTTATTTATCAAATGCAACACGTTTGCGCTTATCTTTCCTTAACAACAAATATGATTTATATCCGAATGTTTGAATCACTATCATTAATACGTTTGACAATTTCTGAGGCCATCGTCTTACCATTTAAAACAACAGGAAATTCTACTGTAATATCTTCCAGTGCGCTCTTTCCCTTCAACCGACTCATAACCTTTTCTAACTTCTCCAATGCATCCACACATTCATTAGCAGCTTCCGTTACTTCTTTAATGCTTTTTAATGCTTCCGTTTTTTCAACATTCAATTCAATTGTTAATCCTTGAATATTCTTTTTTGTATCATTAGATTGTCGCTTATAATTATTAATCACCCACACATCTACGAAAGCACCATTACACTTTGGACAAACTGTTACTTCTCGATATTCTTCTTTAGATGGATGATAAACTTTATCCATATGACCACATACTAAACATTTAGCTTTATTAAAATACTTTTTTCCTTTATTCATCTTACTCACTCCTTATCTAATGCACTTCGAGCTATCATCTTTGCTTCTCTTGCTATTATGCATCCTTCTTGTGGATTCATTAGATTCCCATACAAATCTCTGATTCTTAGTAAAGCACATCTAAATTTTTCGCTATCACCCTTTGAGTTATTTCCGTTTAATAACTCTCTCATGCCATCTACAACTTCTTTATCGTTTTCAACAAGTTTACCTTTAACATAGATATCTCCAGTGCTTTCCAAAGATATAATCTTTTGTCCACCCACCATAAAATTGATACTGTCCTGAGAAGTATCTCTTACCAACTTATTCAAATCTCCATTATGCAACGTTAATGTCATCTCTACACCACCTATATAATTTTTACATAATAAAAAAACATTCATTACGAATGCTCAATTGTTTGTATATGTCTTTCTACTCGTTCATTACCTAACTTCCAGTATTCTTCATCCATCTCAAAACCGATGTAATTACGATTGGTATTAATACATGCTATAGCAGTAGTAAACGAACCCATGCAATTATCTAATACCGTTTCGCCTTCTTTGGTATATGTCTTGATTAGATATTCAAAAAGAGCAACTGGTTTTTGTGTAGGATGAAACGTTTTACTCTCACGTGGGAAATCTATAATAGATTTAGGATAGTTTGTATATTTCTTTACATGTAATTTATTTAAAGATTCATTATTCCGCTTACCAAAAATTTTCATTCTTTTTATTTCTTTCTTTTGGATCGGCTTATCCAATAAGATTAAATCTTGCGGATAATACTTAGGTAACTTCTTATAAAACACTAATACATTTTCATGGTTTTTTAGTGGCATTCTATTTGCATTTGGAAAACCCGTTGTATGTTTTCCTTTTTTCCAAATCCATTCATAACGAAATAGCTTTATATTAGACGCTATTAATTTTGTAGTAAATGGTTGGCTTGCTGTTAAAAGAATAGCTCCATTATCTTTTATAACACGTTCATATTGTTCCCACAGTGGTTCAAATGGAATAATCTCATCCCAACGACAAGAAGTTGTCCCATAAGGTAAATCACATAAAATCATGTCTACACTTTTATCTGGAATCATCTTCATTCCTTCTAAGCAGTCCATATTAAAAACCTGATTTAACATTTCTATAACCTTCCTTTTCTCACATAATAAAAACACTCCACCTAATAATTAGATGAAGTGCTTTCCTGTAGTTCCTTAGTCTTTTTTTGTAAAAAAACATAAAGAAACTGTTCACCTTACCTTTACACGTATCGCTATACGTGTTATAATATTTATAGACAAGGAGGTGAACGAATGGCAAGTTATAGTTCGAAAAAAATGTTCAAACGCTTAAAACAAGCTGGATATGAATTACATAGTGTACGTGGCAGTCACCATTACTTCAAACATCCAGTTACAGGGATTAAGATTCCCGTCCCACATCCCCGTAAAGACTTAGGCGTCGGACTAACTCAAGAGATTTTGAAACAAGCAGGGCTGAAATAGCCCTCCTTGTTCAAAATGAACTATAACAAACATTATACACTAATTAACAAGAAAGGATTCGATGTTATGACTAAAAATGTAAAAGACTATTATGTCTATCCAGCTATCTTTAGATTCGATAGCGATAGTATATTAGTAACTTTCCCTGATTTACCCGGTTGCGTAACAAGTGGGAAGAATCAGGAAGAAGCTTTAAAAATGGCTAGAGATGTATTAGGAGGTTTCTTATCAATAATGGAGGAAGATAACGACCTAATCCCTTCACCGACTCAGATAACAGATGTTCCGATTATAAATAATAATGAATATATTTTATTAGTAGATGTCAGAATGCCACCTTATAGAATGAATGATAATGTTAAGTTAAAAAAGAAAACTTTAACCATTCCAGACTGGCTAGACAAAGAAGCTATAAATAAAAACATAAATCAATCTAAGTTACTAACTGAAGCTTTAAAAGAAACATTAGGTTTAAATAATAATACACACACACCATAAAAGGACGCTTTGAGCGTCCTCTTTTTTAT